GCGGTTTCGCTCTCCACCCAGCTTTTCATTTCTTCGTTCTTTGATGCAGTGAATGGATTGTTTCCATTTGGATCTTCGCTTGTCTTCTTTACCCAATACTGATAATCGAATGTGACGCCAAATTCTTCAATTCCGTCTGCAGTATCCCAACTCAGTGCGATTTGATCGACTGTCGTGGGAAAAGCATCCTTGAAGTAATAAGAACCCATATACTTTGCGCTATCGATTCCAGACTCGGAAACTTTACCATCTTTCTGCATCTGATGGACTTCAAGTTGTCCATAAACTTGACTGGTAGCATTATCACCAAATCCAGATTCTGCTTCAAAAATTGCTGCACCTGGTGCTAACAATTCAATCCAGGATTCAAAGAAGTGACGAATCCGAAAGTCTTCATCGTTGATGATTGTTGTTTGAAACTGTCCAAACTTTCGATCGATCGAAGGAACTTTCATTTCTCTTCCAAGAAACATAATTGACTGAGGTGTCAATGTGCTTTCTGGAATTGAAGCTGCCTTCATGAAGAAGGAAATTGAATTTTCATCCAGTTCCATTCCATTTGGGCTTGTTGAAAGTCCTGGAATTCTTCCGACCATGTTTGATGGAAAAATAATTTTAGCAAAGAATAGGGACGGTCTTGCCCCTCCTTTTGCCATTTTATTTCGTAATGAGGTTACGCTGATACCCATAAAAAGCTCCTTGTAACAATGTTGTTTTTGTTTCTATTTATACGCCCAAATCAGAAAATTCAACTGTCTGTCCAACAGCAGTGAAATTCAACTTGATGAAGTTGATTACATAATTTGGTTTCACGTAGATATCAGCTACAAAACGATTCTGTTCAATCAAATCATTTGTATTGTTTGTTTCATCACAAATTACACGATAGTCAGAAAGACCTTGTTGTGTTTGAACAAGTGTCAAATAATTTTCAATCTCTCGACGGAATTGCGCTCGAGTTGCTGGCGTGTTGAATTCAAACAACTTGAGTCTTGCTTGTCCAACAACGAAATCTTTCATTGAAATGAACAGTCTTCTTACGTTGATTCGATCGAATGCACTTGCAATTCTTTGCATTGTCTTATCACCATACAGCAGAGTTCCTTCACCACGAACAGTAATGACTGGATTGATTTGATCCAAATACATTGCGTCACGTTGTGATTGAGTTGGACTGAAAGCAAGTTTGACAACATTCTTGATTTGTCCACGATTATGTCCAGCTGGTGAGAACCAAGGCTTGTATTCTGCATCGGTTCTTGCCATCAGACCGGCAACGTCTCCAGACAAGGTGACCCAGCGATATGTATCATTGTATGGGTCATATTGATACTTGAAGTTTCCATCCATGATTGCATAGGAGCTATCAAGAATTCCACCTCTCCAGGCAATCATTTCGCTTGTCATGGCATCTGTATCCGGTTTGTCAAGAATGATGCGATTGAATTGACCAGAGACACAAACCACACAATCTTTTCTTTCTTCTGCGGCTTGAATCATTTTTGAAATTGTGATATGATAATCAATATCAGAATTTGTCCAGCCTGTCAAGAAGAAATCGAGTTCCCAAAGTTCCTTTGATTTGAAAATTTCAATTGCTTTGAACATATCTTCATTTTCAACTTGATTTCCATCAGAACCAAATGTAAATGTTCTTGCACTCGGAGAAACACCAGACATTCCGGAATTCTTGTTGTATGTCTTGAACACGGTGCCAAGTGATTTTGCTCCCCAGTTTGTGTTGATATTTGGTAACAAATGATTTGACCAACGAATCCAAGTAGAAGCATTGTTTACTCGGTTTACATAATAAGTTGGATTCTTATAGTCATCTTTACCATCTTTTGCAAGAGATAAGAAGCCATAAGACTCAATTACTTTACCAATCTCACCAGTAATTTTTCCATCAACATCAATTACAACCATGTGCATTTGGTCATTGTAATCACCTGCGATATCGCCATTGACTTGACGAATATCATATGACGTCGAAGGCTCTTTACCAAAATAATTTGAATACTTCCATCTTCTTGCCCATGGAACAGGATTTGTGTCGGGAACTGTTCCGATGATGTTTGACATCATGACTAGTTCAGTATCACTAATGATTTGTTGAACTTCAAGATTTTGTCCAGCAATCATCAAAAAATCCCCAACATTGACTTGCTTTGAAAATGCAGTTCCTACACCAAATAATTTTTGAGTATTGTGTGTATAGAATACTTTTCCTAACAGATTGTTTGGTGAACCAGATTTTGCATCATATGAATATTCATTGAAGA